ACCTGCAAGTGCTAAGTTATCAATAGCCATTCTTGCATGACCATTCATAACTTGTTGTGAGTCTTCCATATTTTCTGGTATACCTACACCAAAAAATTGATATGGGTTTAATTCATATGGACAAACTAAATATGGTATTCTATTTGGAGTAAATGGATTTTCTACCATTCTTAAAACTTTATTACCACATATCCAAACATTAACTGATATATTATCACTTTCAGATTCGTAATATAAACCACACTCATCTGCAGTTTTTCTATCTATTATACCCCAATATTCTAATACTTCAAATCTATTTTTATAAATACTTGTTATATTTTCTCTATCATATAAAGAAGATTCAAATCCTCTTGTTTGATAATTAGGACCCATTTCTAAACATTCTTTTACAGCTTGAGCATTAAACATAGGTTTTTCTGCAAGATCTTCAAACTGCTGTTTATTGTAAGAATGTCTTTGAATAACATAATCACAATCATTCATATTTGTTGCATTTGGATCTGGATAAAAATCCCAACAAGATACTGCTTCTATACTAGGTATTGTTTTTAATTTTTTAACTTGTATATTAATTTCATTACCTTCATTATCTTCACCAGTATCAAATGAATTATATTCTTTTAAATCTGTAAATGGACCTTTTAATATTCCTGTTCCTAATAATGCCATTTCAAAAAATACATGACGCATAATTGTAATAGCTTTACTTTCTTCTAATTGATCATGTAATAATTTTTGCATTGCCTCTGCAGCTTTTCTTGCAGGTTCAATTTGTGGCTCACCTTGTGAAGCTGATCCCTCTTCAAAACCTAAATTTTGATATTCTTGTGCAATGTTTCTCATTAAATCATCTGCAGTTGCACCAGGTGGAATCATTCTTCCATCACCATTAAAACCATAAGCATCAGGTTGAGGTATTGGTTGTGGTGGTTCTTTTTTAAGATAAGCTCTTTCTGCTATACCTTCTGGTACAGATGTAGGAGATACTCCTAGTGGAAATTTACCTTGAGAAAATAAAACTTCAATAATTTGACCAAACGAAGCAAGAACTTTAGTCTTTGTTATTTTAACAAACACTCTTGACTTTTCGTTTTCACGAAATGCCATTTCAGGTCCATATAATCCTCTATAGTTTCTATATGCTTTTAACCATCTTTTTTCATCATAGACTTTTGATGTTTCAGCTTGTTGAAAATAACTTCTTATTAAACCGACTAAAGGATTCCCTTCGGCTTCGTAGCCGCCATTATTTTTTTTATCTTCTTCCATTTAAATAAATTAGTAATCTCTTTCTTCAGCCATTCTAAAGATTGCTGGATCTACTTTTGATTTTGATTTACCTTTAGCATCATTACCATCACCGCTTGTAGCTCCTTGTTGAACTTTAGCATTAGGATCTATTGCTAGTGGAGCATTAGGTGCTTTTGGTGCATCAGGTGCTAGTTCTCCGTGCATGTATCTTTTCATCATTTGGGTTTTCTCCTTTTTGTTTTTTTCTTTTTAATTTTTTTAGTTTTCTTTTTAGTGCCTGCGTATATAACAGGTATAAAATTACTTGTGGGTCCAAGACTCATTAATAGTCTTTTTCATCAGCCATATTAAACAAAGACTCTTGAACATGCTCTGCGCCAGGTTTACTTGGTACAGTTTGGTCGTACTCAAATGGCTCTTGTTTTCTGTGAGTATGTTTAGAAAAATCAATATTAGTATGTTCCCTGTTAGGCTGTTTGCCTTCAGGTGCATCACTTAACTGACCTTGTTTAACTTTAGCTTTTGGATCAAATTTAGCTTCCATTACATTCTCCTATTATATTTTTATTCTTTTAATCTTTAATATATTTTTAGTTGGTATAGTTGTATAATTACCACCTTGTTTTATTTCTCCATTGTCTTCAAAACTATAATCAGCCATTACAACAGTAGATTTAGAATCTTCTTTTACAATCCATCCAACACTGCAACATACAGCTGTCTTAGCTTTTTTAATATCAACTATATCAGCCCAGTTAGCCTCTCCAACAATATCTTCCCAATATACTAAATTTAATGTATAAGGAAAATTTTTTTTATTTGTTTCTGGTATTTTTATTTTTTTTGACACCCTTTAACTTTCCAGAATTTTCCATAGCATAAAATACGGCTTCACCTTTTTTCTTACCGTATTGTTTTACCATAGACT